ATCACGCAAGCATCGACAGGGGGGTGGCACTACCCACCCCCACCCCGCCACAGCGAAGGCTGACGCCAATCAGACCCGCCAAAAATTCCGCCCAAAAATTCAGAACCAGTCCCCGACCAATACCCCAACGACCCAGGCTGTTACCAGGGCGAACAGGGTTCCGACCATGATTGCTACGCCCAGGGGGAAGTCTGTCATTTCAGGAGTAATGATTGGGTAAATTCAGTACAGATCACAGAGCCATTGTTTGGCGTGTTCTGGGTCCGAAGAGAGCGCGACGGTTTTAAGGAGTATGAGTTTGGAGTAGTCTTCTGTTTGAGTACTTGCCAGGTACTCAAGGAACTGTTGTGTAGCGATTTGGCTACGGGCTTCAAGTGCCAGCAACAGTGTGATGATGTCGTTTGGCACGAATATTTTCATGACGATAGTTCCATTATAACGAGAAGTATGTAGATTCATGCATTCAATGGCGGACGTGTTGCTCGGTAATCTGCTGCGTCGACCAGCGGTCTTGGATCGGTAATCTAGTGCGTCGACCAGCGGTCTTGAAATGGCGCTAGACATCACGCTTGGATGGTCAGCGGGCGACGACTTACGGGTGCTTGTTGCTGCGGGACTGGGCGTGAGTCCTTATGGGGTGCAACAGATCCAGGTTGACATGAATTATTTGGGTGAATTTGCACCTGATGCTGTTGGGAATGTCCAGGACCTGTTGGACGAGTACGACAGTGTCCAGACCAGGATGAATGAGTTGAACCTGAGTTCTGAGTCCAGGGTATTGAAGAAGGCGGACGTGTTGGAGTGGGAGGTGAGTGACATTGGGACGACGTATGGCCCTGAAAGGGAATTGATGCGCATCAGGGAGTTGTTGATGCAGTACTTTGGCTTCAGCCCATTGTTCGCTGGTGGCTCGGGTAATTTGGGTGCGGCACTGATTCGATCATGATGGACAACGACAGCGAGGCAGGTTTTTTAGAGCCGGTGTTGCAGTCGGAGGTTGTTATGGTGATGTGCAATGGGTGTGGTACGGAGCAACCGGTGAATGTGGTGTATGCGCCGTATGTGACGAATGGGATCAGTTCGTGCCGTGCGTGCCGAGAAAAGATGTATGGCAGTTCTGAAAGTGGTGGATGAAATATGGGCATAATTTGCTATAAAAATTTTTCGGTACCGAGATGACGTCACCACTGTTGGACTATGCGAATGGATACCTGTTGGTGCGCCAGCAGGGCACTCCGAGTATTGTGAATGGAAGGGTGCAACAGACGGCGGGCACGACGTACCTGGTGCAGTGCTACCTAAAAAGGCAGGACAGTACGGGCACGTCTACGGGCGCTGATTATGTTCCGGTGCAAAGTCGTGGTGGAGCGGCGATTGATGGGGCCTCGGGACAGATTTATTTGTATCGCGGCTATGCGCTTAGGTACGCGGTGGTGAGTTCGACGTATGACCTGGAGGCATTGTCATTGACGGGTGTGACATTCAGTGCGTTTACGTTTACGTCAGTGCCGGAGTGGCTGGTTGCTGGGGTAAGTGGATCGCACAAGCAGGGCCGCGAGAAGGTGGCGTACTTCAGCGTTGAGACGTGTGGGGGCAAGTTTGGCAATTCGGGGATTGATGAATTGATCAACAATAACATTGAAGGCATTCCGATTGTCATTCGCAGTGGGCAGGTACTGAACTGATGGCCAGGGCCAAGCCGGCATATGGCATTTCGGACTTGGTGCCAAAGCCCCCAAGGGGCATCGAAGTGCAGGCCTCTGCCAGGTTGGATGGGCTATTCAGGGTAAAGGGCTTTAAAATCCCTGAGGGGCAAATCTTGGATGGTTTTAGGCAGGCAATCAATCGCGCCAGCGGGCGCATTGCTGTTGACTTGAAAGAGGCGCTGGATGGCTCGATTGCCAATGATGCGTGGGGAGATGGTGGACTGGTGGACACTGGCGCCTTGAGGGACTCGGGAAGTGTGACAATCAATGAGAATGGTCTGACGATTGCTTACGATGCACCGTATGCATCATTGCTGCACTATGGCGGATACATTCATCCGTACGGCAACGTGAATCTCAGGGTGTATCTACCTCCCAGGCCATGGGTTGAGTCTGTGCTGTTTGGTGGTGGGCCTGTTCCTGTGTTTGATTTCGCTAGGTACTACACGGAAGAGATCATTAAGCAGTTCCGCTGATAGAATGGAACTATATTTGGGCCATCGGTGATTGTATGTCCAGACTGCCATTCGTTGTGGAGCCCCGCCGTCAACCAATTATTGAGCGGATTGGTTCTGAGGACTCTGGGATCATCGAGATTGAGCGCAGGGGGTATCTGACCACTGGCGAGAAGGCCTTTGTACAGCAAGTACAACAGGTTGCGGGTGGCACGTCGGAGATTATCACGCTGAGCCGGCGGATTGCTCGCAAGCATAAACTTTCGATTGATCGAGCCTATGGGCTTGTGATGGCACTGCTTTCGGGTGAGCAGCAAGACGATGAACTATTGCTGGACATCGAGGACGAGTTTGCAGAGGAACTGGCAAGCGTCATCAAGGGGTTGAGTGCGGATCAAACACGAGAGGACCTTGTGTATGCAGCGTGCATGCTGAGGTATCGAGTCGATCCGGACTTTGAGATCGGTGAGGTTGGCAAGATCCATCCCGATATTATTGCTGGACTGGTTGCGCTGTACAGGGACGAGGAGTCAAAGAGTCTGAAGGCATTTATTGACGTGGATGAATTGACCGCTGAGCACGTGTCGGTTGAAGAAACCGAAAAAAAGTCGAGCAAGGCCACAAAATCCCATTCCAAGACTACTACTACAGACTAAAAAGGGGCTTTCCCGGTGATGTTGAGTTTACGGCTCAACACTACTGGGAACTGCCGTATGTTTACGTCCTGGAGAGCATCCGTGCGTTAAATAAACTCCAAAAAGAGGAGTTGCACAACATGGAACGCCCGATTGGGTACTTGGCGTACCAGAATGCGGAGATGAATCGGGACAAGAAGCGTCGCAGACAGGCATTTAACCCAAGCGACTTTTACTTCTATCAAGACCAGGAAATGTTAAACATGCCTGAGTCGAAGTATGGTGCTGCGGCAATGGAACTTATTCGTCGCAATTTGTTCCCGACCTGGGCACTGTTTATTTATAACGAGTTAAAGAAACGCGCCGATGATGCCAGGCCACCAGAGGTCTTGTGTTTGCAGTGTGATGATGCAATACTGCTAGCGCCCGACATTGACGGCTCAGTCATCAAGGGCATGCTGATTGCGTCAAATACGGCGTCAGATCAACAGCGTGAGATGACGTCTCCATGTGGAATGGTTGTAACGGTTCTGATGCCAACAATCTTGGGCAAATTTGAAGCAGACGAGGAGGCTGCGTTACGCGTCATGCGGCTCTGAGTAGTCTGATCCAAAAAGTTCCTGTTGAGTGGGAACACGGCCATGCTTTAGCCAGAATTCAATGCGTGCCTCTCGGACAGGGTCGTAGAAAGATTGGTCCCTGAACCACGGCTTCCAGTCCTGGGAGCCCTTGGCTTGGTTGTGTTCCAGGCACGCAGGCAGGCAGTTGGTGCTGACGTCTTCTCCACCCTTGCTGCGGGGCTTTAGGTGATCAATGGTCAGTGACTTGTCGCTGATTGGTGGCTGACCGCAGAAGCAGCAACGGTTGTCCCATGCGTCCTTGATGGCCTTACGCCAGCGTCTTTTTGCGTCTCCACTTTTTAAGCAGTCCATGGCCCACAGATAATGATGGTACGACAAAGCAATCCCTGGCTGGGATGACACTTTGGGATCGGTCATGGATCAGTTGCTGACGTCGATTGTGTTATCCGAGAACAGGCAATTCATGACCAATGTTCTGGACATAATTTTGATTCGACTCACGCTAGAGTGCCGTGCAGTGATATGGCAGACTAAGGCTTGATGGGTTATGGATTTTTGCATGCCACAACAGCACGCGACCAGCCCTCAGGTTGTTTACGACACGTTGGTGGGTGATGCCACCTTCATGGCGCTGGTCGGCACGAGAAAATTCGAGACTGGTGACACGGTACTGAGTGCGATTTCTATTGTTAGCCCTGGAGAAAAACTGCCGACGCTAAAGTCGATTAGCGGTCTCGAGGTTGTAATTCATGACGTGGCCAACTTTGGTCGTAGATCATACCTGACTGGTGATGATGACATCACGACCAGTTGGAGGGTGTATTTGATGGCGTGGCCCCCGGCAAATGGTGGAACGCTGACTTCTGCGGCAACGCGAATTATGCAGCTATTCAGTGGTGCAACAACAATTAATACTGCAGCAACACCGGAAGGTCTTGGTGTCATTGCACAGGTACTTGTATTGATTCCGTCCGACTCGGTTGTTATCTAACAAACCTATTGATTGGTAGCCTAGATACAGGCAGGTAGGCGCCTGTCAGTCTTGTTTTGCCTCTAGCAATTCCTACCTGAAGCCATGGCAAATTTCTCAACGAGTTTCGGGTACAATTTCTACATTGTGCCTCTCGCTTCCGCTGACGTTGATGTTTCGTTCAGCGGTGTGACCCAGGCGATTTCCGCCACCAGTCCCTTGAGCAAGAGCATCAGCAATGTTGCTCGAGCCGACAACATCGTTACCGTCACGACCTCAACCACTCACGGCTTCAGCGCCGGGAACACCGTTGTCGTCACGGCAGTGACCAACACCGGCATCAACGGCACCTTTACGATCGTTGATGTGCCGACCACAACCACCTTCACCTACGTAAAGACTGGTACTGACATCACTTCTGGCGCCGACACCGGCACCGCCGTGATTCAGAACGCCTCCTCAGGTGGTTTTATCTCGACTGCTTCGGTGATTCCAACTGGCGCCACCGTGTCGTACTCGAGCGGCATCTTCACCGTCGAGGGCAGCACCTTTGCAATGGACGGTACCGACAATCCGGCCCGTATTGTTGGTCTGACCAATGCGGCTCTGGAGACCGACACGGACACCGAGGACCTCATCACCTATGATGACGAGACCAAGGGTTACAACATCAGCCTGCCGACTGCTAAGACCTGGAGCATCTCCCTGGCTGGCGTGGCCGACTTCCGTGATGCTGGCTACCACATCCTGCGTCTGACTGAACAGAACACCGTGGCCGACTCGCTGCGTGTGAAGATCGTCCGGATTGGTCCCACCGGCACCGACGAGGCCGTGTACGGCTACGGCACCATCAACGGCTACACCGAATCGATCGAGGCTGGTTCGATTGCAACTTGGGAAGCCACCATTCAGGGCTACGGTCCTTATCGGATTGACCCCGACGTGAATCCCTGAGCCCTTCGGACTTTTGCGAATAAAAGGCCCCTATTTAGGGGCTTTTTTATTGACTTTTTGACCGGAAGACTAGAGGGCATCCGGCGCAGCACGAATCAGTGGCAAAGCAGCAACTTGAATTCGATGCGGTTGTCAGCGCCGATCAAGTCAATAAACTGCTTTCCGACCTGCGCAGCGGTGCCGAAGGTGCTGCCAAGGCAATTAACGATGCCTTTGGCGGGACCGTCAACAAAAAGATCTTTTTGGAGACGGTCACTGACGACTCGGGGGCTCGTCAACTCGTTGCCGTCGAGAAGGAGCGTCTTTCGGTCGCCGACAGAGTCATTCGTGCTCAAGAACAAGCCCAAAAGCTCGAGAAAGGCAGTGTAACCAGCCTCAGGCAGCAAGTCAATCAAGCGAAACAGGCCAGGGATGAAATCACCCGATATTCTGAATCGACTGGAGCTCTTTTTGGGACGCTCAGGAGGATCAACCCGGAATGGGCAGCACAGAATCAGCGTGTTGCACAGCTTTCCAGGCAACTTGATGTTGCAAGTGCATCAACCTTTTGGGACCGAGCAAAAGTCAGTCTAAACGCCCAAGGGCTAATTAGCTTTGGCAACGGGCTGGTCCAGATTACACAAGGCCTGCAAGCAGCATCGATCCTGCTTGGAAGCTTGACCTCCGGCATCAATGAGTTCGTTAATACAGCGGCAAAACTTCAATCATTCGAGCTCAGTTTTGTCGCTGCAGGGGCTGGCCGAGGCGGAGCCGCTGAGGCCCTAAGTGAGGCATCCAGGATTGCTCTGGGCCTGGGCGCCAACTTGAACAACATCCGTGACGGCTTTCAAAGGCTGACTCCCGTTGTGCTGAATAGCGGTGGCACAATTCAAGACGTGTCTGGCATTACAGAGGCCCTGTCTTCGCGCTTTGCCGCCTTTGGCCTAAATGCAGACGCCTCTCGGCGCGTCATGAACGGCGTCATTCAGGCCTTTGCCAAGGGCAAGCTCCAGGCAGAGGAATTGACGCAACAGATTTCTGAAGCAGACTCGGCCTTCAAGGTTGATTTTGCAACAGCACTGGGTGTTACAGTCCAGCAACTTGAAGAGCTCGTCAAGAATGGACAAATCACGAGCCAGGTGCTTATTGAGACACTGCCTCAGATTGGCAAGAGCAGCTTACTGTACGGCAAACTTGGACAATCGGCAGGAAGCGCCGCCGCTGCCCTGGCAGCAAGCAGCGTTACGATTACTCAGGTACAAAGCCAACTACAGACATTAAATCAACTCAGTTTCGAGCGACTCGCGACGTCTGCCGAGCCATTGATTGCAGCGTTCTTCAGGGCGCAGGCAATTGTGGTAGATTTCTTTGACTATGTCTCAAGGCTCGAGGGCATTCAGTCCATCTCTGGGATCATTAACGGGCTCGCGCAATCAGCCCTTAACGTCCTGGATGCACTTTCCAGGACCGCGCAAGTCGTACTCACTGCCATTGGCCCGTTTCTCAGGCTGGCAGAGGTCATCGTCAATTCTGGCCCTGGCATTGCGGTCATCACCACTCTGATCGGCGCTCGGTTACTGCAGGCCCTTGTGGGGGTCGTTCCCGCAGTCAACACTAATGTCACGGCCTTCGGGCGTCTAGTGGCCTCCATTGCCACCACTACGGCGAGCTACCTTGGACTTGGAAATGCTGCGGCCAGTGCTGGCACAAAGATTGCCACGGCCCAGGCGAGTATCGCTGCGGCAAGCGTTAAGCAATTCTCGTTGTTTGGCGATGCCGGTGACATTGCTGGTACTACCGGCCAGATCAGACAACTTTCCTTGGCGCTGGACGAGGTAACTCCCAAGAGGACCAGAGTTCAGGCCCTTGGCTCGGCGCTTGGAGAGGTCGGACGATTTGCTGGCCGAGCTGCCGGGGGGCTCAAGACATTGGCAATTGCTTTCGGGCCAACAATTGCCCTGACTGCGACAATTGCAGCGGTCACAGATACTTGGTCGCAGGTCACTTCTCAGGCAAATGACATAGTAAAAGAAACTGCAAATTCCTTGGCGGAGATCAACCAGGCTTTGGCTGAATTGGCTGGTAAAACCCAGGAGTCCGGTGATGGATGGAGTGCCTCGACATCCAACGTGGGGGCTTTTCAGGCTGGACTTGATCGCCTCAGGAACGCGATCGGACTGGCAACAGCAGAAGAGGCCAAGTACAATCGGCAGACAATCGCCAACGTTGCTGGAGCAGAGCAGAGATTTGCGGCGCTTGATCAGTTGGCAAAAATCTATACAACCGCAAAAAACAATAATACCGGCTCGACAGAGGCCTTGCTAAAAGAAAACAAGGCATATGCTGTTCTCAGTTCTTCAATTAGCTCCAGAATCTCGGCCATCGAGAAAGAAATTGCTCTCCAGAAGACTCGAGCGGTTGTCAACGGGCAGGTCGACGCAGCAAAACAGAGAACCATCGCCGTGCTGCAAGGCGAGCTCGATGTCCTCAGGGCAATGCAGGTCCAGTATGGCTTGACATCCAAAGAGCAAGTCGACTATACAAATATCGCAAAAAAACTTTCGTCAGAAGTCAAGACACTGGCCGATGCGGAAATTGAAAACCTGCGCAAGAGGAGGGATCAAATCAATACCACGTATGGCACAGAAATTAACAGGATTGACGAACTAAAAAGAAAGCGTCAAGAGGCCCGCCAGGCCGAGGCCGCTGAAGCCAGCGAGAGGATCAGGCTATTGCGTCAATTAACGCCGGCGGAACAGAAGCTGGAGAACATTCGCATCCAGAACTTGGCCCAGAAGGCCGGAGGAGGAGACCTGGAGGCCCAGGCGCAACTAGAAAGAATTGCCAGGGAAAGAGAAATCGCTGCCATCGAAGAAGAAGAGCGCCAGAAAGAAAAGCAAGCAAGAGAGGAAGAGCGCAAGGCCGACAAAGAGATCGCTGCTCTCAAAAAGCAATCAAAGGCTGAGGAGAAATCCATTGACGAGCAAATCCTTGCGCTGCAGGAACAGATTAAAACCGCAACCGATGATACAGCCAGGGCCGCTGGTGAATTCACTGGACAACTTCAGAATGGACAGACCGCCGCCCAGGGCATTCTCGACAGAATGCGACAGATCAAGGAAATTGCTAGCACTACAAGGCTTGGGGGATCAGTCGGTCAATTCAGGTTTGCCGGTGGATCAGTCACCGGTGGTGGCAAGTATACGGTCAACGAGCTTGGTCAGGAGGCCTTCCTGAGCAGTTCCGGGCGACTTTCGGCGATCAATGCCAGACCCTGGGGGCAATGGCGAGCGCCCTCCAGTGGCACCGTGATTCCGGCCCACATCGCCGCCGGCCTGGACATTCCATCCGGCGGAGTCCAAGTCTCCCGAAACAATGCCGGACTAATCGATCGCGCAGCTAACGGCTCCGGCAAAATGGCTCGAGTGATGTCGCGAATGGTTTCTGCTGTCAATGCCTCCCTGAGGGGCGGGTCCAACAGTGAGTTGGCCGCTATCCAGGCCAATCAAGCACTGCAGATCGGAAAACTAGGCCGCGCAGTAGATGACCTGGCCTCCAAGGATTGGAACGTCAATGTTCGAGTCAGGAACACAGGCAGTGCCGCGTACCTGGAAGCACTGAACCATAGACTGTAATGGCAATTTCTATTGGTGCTGCTAGCTTCCCGACACTGACGGCACAGCCATTCGGCTACGACGAGACTGATACACGAAGCGGGCTGACCGCTCGTCGATGGGCAGTCCAGGGACTGCTGACGCCGGCAGAATGGCTCGCGCTGTTGGGTGTTTATGATGCCTGGCGTGACCTCAAAATTCAAGAAGATGATACCGCCGTAAGCGGTGTCGTAGGCAGCACCGTTGCATTCTCTGGCACCGGGGCCAGTGGAACGACGTGGACCAACATTGCTTGCTGGTTCAGCGCTGCCCCCAGCGCAGATCAAGTAGGTGCATATCTTTCTGTCAGCGTTGAACTTGTTGATGCAAATGAAGCGCTAGAGGTTGTACTATATCAGCAACAGCGAGAAGCCGAGTCGGAGGACCTGCCTGACTTTGGCACGATTACGCTGGGAACGACCACCCTGACTCTGACAAAGCCTGTTGATTCCTATGGAGATGGCCCTGCGCTTGAGTTGACCCCAACCGGCAACCACTACGTCACTGGTCCGCTTGTTGTTTACAGGATCAAAGATGTAGAAGGGACGACGAACCTGACTGGCTGGAATAACATCAGGTCTTGGTACGAAACTCAAATCGTTGCAGTTCCAGCGGTAAGTAGTTATTTTCCTGTTTCCGTGCCATCGGCCACGGCCGAAAAGCGAGTTGTGAACGGCGTGAAGACAACTGTCTACACCGTGTCCATCCAACTGGGGCAGGTCATCTAGATGGCGATTGATCTCAGGGCCGATGTAACCTGCAATCTTGGTACGCTGATCAGCGCGACGATCAGCGATGACTATATCCAAGGCAATGGCCTGGTAAAGGTTAATGGCTCGTGTGAGATCAGTGGAATTATCACACCAAATATTGGGAGTATCGTAACTTTTTCTTACGTAAAAAACGGAGTCACCAGGTCAATTCCAAGAAAACTGAGGGTGCTGAGCAGTTTCGCAGATCCATTCCGCAGGATTACCAGTGTAGAACTGGGATGCAAGCTGACGTATCTTCAGGACTTGCAAGAGTCTATCGACTGGGAGGCCCTGGACGATCCCGCCAACAGTGGATATGATTCGACAGACGCAGAAGCTGTCACTGTTCCCATCCATGCCAGTTCTGTCATGGATAAATGTCTGACAGAGCTAGGCATTACAGCGTCAAGTAATCCATTAACAAACAGATTTAGCATCCCTGAATTTGATTTCAGCGGAGGATATGTCGAAATCCTTGGCAACCTGTTGGTCTCGGAGAGCTACTGTGGCTACCTGGATGCCAACGAAGTCCTGCAGGTATTTTCACTCGACCAAGAGGGTGGTTCAGGTCCGGTTCTACCCAGTGGCAAGATCGTTGACTTGGGTCCTGTTGGAATAGGCTCTCTGCCGGGCGAAAGCGTTGTTGTTAACTACAGCACACTGAAATACAAGGGCGAAACCGTTGACACCGAAGCCCAATCTCCATGGGAATATGAACAATCTCTTGCAACGTTCGACGTACCGATCAGCTACACGAATCAAGCGGGCAATCAAACGGTCACGACGTACAACGGCTTCAATGCAATCTATACGGCGACCGAATACACGGATGTCGTAGATCTGAATGGCGAAAAGAGAAGGGTTGTAGCCAACAGGTTGACCACACAATTCGAAAGTTCCGCGTCGGTTCTCGGGGGCCTGGCGACGGAGTATCTCTCCAATGGAATCGAATTTAACAACACTCCGATCACTAAAACGATATATGAATCGTTTGTTTACGATGAAAACGGAAATGAATCATTTCGCTCAAAGGAATCAAGAGGGTCTGCTGCCTATGTCCTTGGTGGCCTGGGAATCACTTTCGTGTACGACTCGAATGACTATGTGGTCATAAACTACGGGTCAATCTATTCACTTGAGAAGGAGCTTGTTTATACTCAGACCGCTGGTGACTATGAACAAGTCACGACATACATTTATGGCCCTTGGTCTGAGACGATTTCCGGCCAGCAAACGATCGCAGCATCCAGGGAATCGATCACCAGTAGCGCTGAAGCGGTTTCATACATTGAATCGGTGGCGCCGCAAAGTGGTGGATACGCAAACGCTGGACTTCATTTGGTCAATCACAGCCAGATCACCAGGGTCAAAAGCGGCGGTCAGGGCGCGCCAACCCAGGCCGAAATCATCAATCAGTCCCTGGGAGATCGGCTCGAGAGCGTTGCTGAAATAGAGCTTGCACTTGGAAGCACTACGGCTCAAAGGAGAATCGAATTTTCGATGCCATATGCTCCGGATGATTTTGTTGTAAAAAGTTCTGGACCACCAATTACGTATTCCGTTGTCCATAGTGACGCACCCGAAAAGGCGAATCGCTATGGAAGAACCCAGAACAGGCTGTTGGCCGGCAGTCGGAGTGGCATTAACCTGCAGACTGCCCCAGAAGAGCTTCCGAGCAATCCATTCGCTCCGGTCGTCGTGCAGGCCAATGGCTTGTCGGCCCTGTACCGGATCAACGGCACGAATTGGACCATTGATGCCAGTGGCATCGTGGCCAGTACGGATGCCTTGTTCTGGGGTGCCGTGGGTGGCACTGGTACGTTCTGGTTCCCGGTTGCTCCAGGCATTACGACCCTGCCGAGTACCCCTCCGATTGTTGATGGCCAGATGACCGTTTCTTCGGTTGTACCAATCTGGAACGAGACGCTGGTCGCTGATGCCAGGATTAGAACTGGACTGACGGTCCAAGGTTTTGGATATCCACTAGAAGTATTGGCTGAAGTTGATCCTATTGGCGTGAAAACTCGTATACGAGCTCTATATGCACTAAGGA